TTGCTGTTGCGCCTAGTGTCGTGGTTTCGTGCGTTTCAGCCTCTTCTGGGAAGGAAACACTCTTAACATAGGTTGAAATATCAGTAGGTGTGCTGGTCGCTCCCGAAGTACCAAGCTTTATTACTGCCGTAGAACCGTGGGAAAATGACATTATTCATTCCTCCTCCTTTACTTTCTGCCAAACGCAACGCTGAATGTTGCGCTTGTAATCGTACCGCCAAATGTCCACACTGCCCGAGTGTACCGCTTGACTGTACCCGTTATCATTTTCCTCTCGCTGCTGTTTGCTGCTGTTACCTGTGTAAACGTGCAGACAGCAGACCAGGGGTCAGTCGCCCCGTCGTCGTCTGAATGCTGTATTGATATATCTAGCGTAGGTGCCGCGCCTTCAAGCCCCGTCACCTGCAAATATCCTACTCCGCCGTTTGCCGTACTGCTGCCGTTGTCTATGCTGGTACTATTCCCGGATTCGGTCTCCTGTCCCAAAGGGTGGTAAGACAATACTCTTTCCAGCCCCACTTTGCTCTGCGCTTCGGCGGAAACTGCGGCCACGTCATCAACGGGAGTTTCAACCTCGTAACTGGTAGCGATTGCGTCAAAGCCATAGCCCGCGTCCTCCACTGCCACCTCCCCCTGTGGGAAGTATGTCCAAATGCTGGTATCTTGTCCTAGTGCTGCCTGCAGTATTTCATCTATCCCGCTTGTATCGCCGTCATAAACGCCGTCTGCGCTCAGGGTCGCGTCTTTTAGCCCCGCAATGTAGGATTTTGCAGTAGCCGTAAATGTCGTTACGTCGTGCGTCTCCGCCTCGCCTGATATGGAAAAGTTTTTCAGGTATGCGCTCAGGTCATAGCCGTTCACGTATACCCGTGCATTGCTGCCATGTTTGAAGGCCAATTAGCTGCACCTCCTTTTTTACACAAAGTGTCTCTCTTTCATCACTGTAAAATTAACAGCCCACTCTATCCGCCCATTTTCATCCCTGCCAAGAGGAAACGGGCTCTGCTCGGCTTGGATTATCACATAGCGAACGCCGTTAATCGTTTGTTCAGTTACTCCATGCAAAACTTGAGTAACTTTTTCTATTTTTGTGCGACCAGTTGTATAGTGAGTACTTCTTACCCGTACTTGTAGCCCAGGCCTCTCGCAGCTTAATTTAAGCCAAGGAGGATAGCCCGCATACTCAAACAACGCTACCACGTTATCTGGGCTTGCGGGAAGTTGCCCTAGAAAAATATCGGTACCTAAGACACCAATACCGTTCTGTTCAAGATAGTTACCAATATCTTCTAACAACATTACATTCAATTACCCCCTTTAATGCAAAGAACCGCTCCTACTTGGAGCGCCACTTATAACCATATATGTGCTGGATAGGTTCTGGGCATGGTCCAATATATTCAAGAAATCTTCTCGCAGCTTTAGAACTCATAGTTATTACTGGGCCACTCGGGTGCTTCCCAACTTTTGCTTCACCAACTATCTCGTTGAGCAGAGAAACTAGGAACTCTACTTCCTCTTTTGTAAATGCTTGAGTGCTCAAAGTAATGTAAGGCGTAGGCAACGGACTATTTAAAGAACCATCGCCGAGATACCAATGTAGACATGTAATTGGCGTTAATACTAAGTCTTTGGGTACATGTTTTTTGCCGTTAGGATACCACCGCTGGTAGAAATCCGTTAGTTCTGGATAACGCTTTGAGTGATAGTGATAACAGGGCCGAGGCGACCACCCGCTACCAACGGCTTTATAAATGCCCTTCCCTGTTGGCTCTAGATTGAAACTTGCTAGTAAACCTAGTAGCCATTCTAGATACCCTCTCCGCGATGTAGTATAAGTGAAGTAAGCATCACCACGTCTTGGCTTAATTAATGACCCATCGCCCAATAACTCGCCATCAAGAATTTCTGCTAGCCGACCTTTCAATGCTACACAGCCTCTTCGTTTCTTTGCTGCTTCATCGCGGCCTCTTATAGGTATTCCTACAGCGCGAGCATACTTAAGGACAGTTGAATAATCCAACCCAAACTGCTCTCCTATTTCTACACTTGAAAGCCCTTTGTTGATATACAAATCATATATCTCGGCTTTTAACTGCTCAGCGCGATAGGCAGCCGTATACTGGCGTCGATGATTCCCAGAGTATCCCTTAAAGCCCAGCAACTTATATAGTCGACGTATAACTTTGGGCGTAACTCCAAAATGTTCTGCTATTTCAATTTTTGTAAGTCCTTGCAAAAACATATTTCTAACCCTGATTTAAAACTTTTGAATCGCCGGGCAAGTAAGCATTTGACTGGTTATGTTGCCCTAGCAGCATTCGCTTGTCCCTTGCTGGTATTCCGTGAATGCCCAACCAACGCTGGATGGTACTACTACTTGCCTCGCAGATGTCTGCTATCTGTGCGCAACTTAATTTTTCGGCAAGATATTTTTCTGCTAGCCACTTTTTGTCTTTATATAACGGTTGCAAACTCATCGCCTCCAGCAACTATTATAATACACGCCTTAAACGTTCTGCTAGAGCGCGAGGTAGTTTTGGTGCTGCCGCCTTGAAAGGATCTTCTAAATACTTGGCTTTGCCTACTTTATGTTTAAAATCTAGCCTCTCGTGCTGCACCACGGCGTAAGGTGCAGCAGGGCCTCCATAACCGAGCTCAACTTCAACTGAATCTTTTTTGGTTTCTGACGGTTCAACGTGTCCGGTGCCCCGCAGTGTCCCGGTATCCACCGGTACTTGCTTCTTACTCTCTGCCATAATCAGCTCGGCTTCAGCGTACAGTGCCTTGCCTAGTTCGGCCTGCGCCCGCTTGCCCAACTTTTCCAGGGTACGCTGCAATTCTTTTGTGCCCTTTACTTCAACTGCTATCCTCATCTGATCCCACTAGCTTTCTATAACTGAGAATCGTAATAGTATTGTGCTGCTTGCGGAACCATCGTTAGTGATTGATATGACGTAATCTTCGCTGGGCTTGAGTACTAATGGTTTTTGTCCTGCGATTACGTCGCCTCCGACAATTTTTTGTCCTACAGTCCCACCAACGTAGAATTCATCAATCTGGGCACCACCAGAAACTCCTGATGGATCAGAGTAAGCATCTACGGATGATGTGTTCGAGCTGGTGCGGTTACGGTTGATTAGCGCAACAGCAGATGACCCATCCGTCACGGTCGGCCCTTCGTACATTTTCAGCATCATTTTGTCTCCATCGGTCACGACAGAATCAATCATGAAACATACGGCATCGCTACCTGTTTTTATCTGTAGATATGCGGTTGCCTTGGTATCAATCGTATATTTCACATATCCACAGTACGCATTACCATCAAAACAGCGTTTACATAAGATGTCTAATAACACAAATGCATTTTGCGTTTCATCATAGCCATTTGTAGTTTTTATGGTTGCCGTGCTCATCAGGTATTCACCACCTTATGATGCGTGCTCCCAGTTTCGTCAGGGAGCGCTTCTATTGACAAAATCACCGGTTGGCTTCCATCCGGTAAGGCAATCCTGTCTTGGATGCCAACGTTTACTGAACCGTCTAAGTATACCTGCGCTGTGCTGACTGTTTCCTGCCCGGCTGCGTTCCGCACTAGCTTAGTCTTGTACTGCACATATGCCTGGTAGTCTGCGGCAGCCCCGTACTGCGGCTCCCCGTACGCATTGACGCCGGTAAACGGCTCGATTGTAACTGTCTGATTAAACCATGTTAAAAAGTCCTGCTCCAGTGCCATCAGCCATCAACCTCTTCAGATATAACAGAATCGTTCTCCATCATACCTATCTCAAACCTCGCATCATCTTCTGGCTCCTGCCAAGTCGGGCATGCCGATGAAGTCAGGGCGCGTTTCTCCAAGTCAGCTGCCAAGGACACATAAGCCTGTGCTTTCTGGCTAAGACTGATGCGCAGGTCGCCGACGGCCTTGTCAGCCTGACGAGAGAATTTGGCCGCTATCGCTTTGGCAGCATAGGCGGCGGCTAAAAGGACGTTTGACATTTCTGTTAGCAAGAAGCTTAACTCTTCATCTTGAAGAAGCTGGTCGGTTTGGTCGGTATCGCCGATATAAAAGCGCACCTTATCTTTATCAGTCGTTAGGGAACTGTCGTAGCTCCATGTCATTATTTTCACCATCCTCAAGCACTGACAGCCAGTACTCGCAATCCTGGATCGCACCGTTATAAGCGTTGAGGTTGGCGATAAGCTGTTCGCGCTCGGCTTTCAGCTTTGCCAACCTCTCCAATACCATCTCGCGGGTTATCACATCAGCCACCTCTTATGTCGAGGACACGGTTTCCCAAGCCGCGCCAGTGTAGACCTTCAGCTTGTGGGCGGTGCTGTCGTAATATACATCGCCCTCTGCAGGGGTGCTAGGCTCAGCAATAGGAGTGAAATTTGCGAACGCACCAATGTCGATACTCGCCGTAAGTGTTGCCGCACCTGTTACCGAGAGAGTCCCAGCTACAGCGGTGTTGCCAGTAGTCGAAGCTACGGTGAATTTGTTCGTTGCCACCGAGAAGTCACCAGTGGCGTTCAGCTTACCAGTGACATTCACCAGCCCGTCGGTATCATTGTCGATTGTTTCTCCGTTGTTAAGGGCGATTTTCCCAGTAGCCAAAGCCCCAACAATGGCCTTACCTCTTGTCAATAGGTTCACCTAATTATCCCTCACTTTCCTTTCGCTTTATCAAGATTGAGCGGGGCAAGTTCCTCCATTAGGCGTTCTTCTCGCTCTGCCCTCCTGTCTTCTTCCTCTGGTGTCAGAACCTTCCCAGAGTGCCGCTTATCCCCGTGATAGGTGCGCTCTGCGGGGCCAATAAACTCAGCCCCGCAGACAGCGCATCGAAACGTTTCGGCCTTCTTCTCGACCGGGGCAAAATAGCCAAGGCGGATGAGTTTTTCATCATTCCGCGCACTTATAAGCTCTACAATTTGTCCTCGGTCGAGATCCTGTCCCGCATAGCCAAAAGGTCTTTTTGCCCAATAGCGTCTCTTAGTTGCCATTATGCAACAGCTCCTGACATAAACAGCCCGGCATTAGTGCCGGTTGCTTTTTGGTCATAATAAGTGTTGGCCTCGATGATGTCTACTTCACGCTCTTCATCGCGCATACGCTTAATGTACTGGAGTGCGTTAGCCACAACTTGCCAGACAAAGGTGTAACCAGCAGCAGGCGTTAAGAGTGAAGGCCGTGCTGGTACATAAATCATCAGGGCGTTCTTACCCCAGATCCGGGAATAGCTTACAGATGCTTCAGCAGTTCCCTCAGCAGAAGTGGTATAGATTGCACGCCCAATCAGCACCTTCTCGAACTCGGTGAGAGCTTTGAACAGGTCAAGCGTAAGCTGCCCCTTCTGGGTGTACTTGATGGTGTCGATCAGGTCCGGGTGCCATTTCAGCTTCAACCAGACCTGCTTGCCAAGCGTGAACACATTTGGTTCGCGCCCGATTTTCGCCTCGACTGTATCTTTGTATTCATCGATGTCCGTTAGCGGACTGGAGTTTGCATAGTCGCTCCAGACAGTGAAATCAGCACCGCCGGTCTTGTCCGTGCTCCAAACACCGGTCGTGAAAAAGTCGGTTGCGAAAGCAACCTCGCGCCGCATTTGGATTTTGTCCGTCACCCACTCAGTGGCGTCCCGGTCAAGGTTGAACGGCGCATCGGCATTCTTCCTGGTCTCGTCATCAATCTCTTTCCGGATCGAGAAGCGATCGCAGAAATACTTCGCGGTAGTCGTTACCTTCCACCCACCACCGGCAGACTTAGTGCCAGGGGCGCGAAGCTTAGCCTCATCCCTGAACCAGTGAGATTGGTCATACTGCGGGATGATGTCAGATTGCTTCTGCACCGGTACAATCGGGAAAATCTGGTCGGCAATGTATTCAGGGTTCTTATAGCCGATAGAAATATTTGTTAACAGTTGGTCAATATGCAGTGTGCTTGCAACAGGGTTAGGCATTATTCAGTCACTCCTTTTCCAATTTACCAAAATTAAGTTGTGCTCAGCGTGAACGGCCCGGTCAGCAGCACACGGATAACCGTCCCATCAGCAGATGAAGCGTCAAGCGCAATACCAGCAATAAAATCCTTGTCAGTTGCCTTCTTGACAGCTTTGCCGCTTGCGTCTGTCCCGATGTAATCCCCAACAGAAATACTGGTGCCGGAGCCGTTGGACACGACTTTACTGATGCCGAGCACCCTCACCTGAGCCGCATGGCCTGCAGTAGGCTTGTTCTGTAGCACGCCAATCGCTTTGTCGGTAGCACCGTCGCAGATATCCACCTGGTCAGCGGCACTCAGCTCAACAAAGTAATACTGCTTTGAACTCAGGTCGTTCTCAGCCTTTGCACTGATGTCAAATACAGCCATTTCAGTTGCCATCAAATATCTACCTCCTTAAACCCTTACCGCAGTTTCTTTGCGATACTGTTGATAGAGTTGCGGATCCTCGGCCAACACCTTAGCCAGCGCGTCCATCCTGCTGAGGTTAGCGTCTTTCTGCACCAGACCGGATGCTATGGCCTCAACTTTGGCAACAGCAGAATCGACCGTAGCAGTTCCGCCGCGTCCAACCTCGGCGTAGAGCGCGCCTTTCTGAATTGCCTCGTCCGCCGCCTTCAGCACGCCTTCGAGCTTCTTGTATTCTTCAGGCGCCTTCTCAGCCAGTTCTTTGAGCACCAGTCCGAACTCCTCCGGCTTGGTCGGCAGGTTGGCGAATTCGTCGGCGGCCTTCTGAATATATTCCTTGCGAAGCTGCTTGTCGCGCTCTTCCTTGAGGACTTTCTCAAGCTCCTCGGCTTTCTTGACGGCTTCCTGTTGTTCTTTCCAAAGCGCTTCTACAGCAGGACGGACCTCCTCGGGGATGCCGGAGAAGTCGTAGCTGCCGTCTTCTTTCTTGGTCGGTGCAGGATAGCCGTACTTTTTCTTCTTGTCCTCTTCCTCGTCTTTCTTGTCCTTAGCTTTCTCGGTCGGCGCAGGGTAGCCATAGCCTGCCAATTCAGCCAAAGTCTTCATAATGTCCTTCGGCAAGGAATCCTTATACGCATTAAGCAGCCGGAGCGCACCCTTGACCGCATTCTGCGCCTTGCCGGACAGCTTGGCTGCCTTCAGGACTTCCTCTACTTTCTGTTCATCTTCAAGTTCAGTTTCCAAAACAGCCTTGAGAATCTCTTCCATAGGTGGATCATCCTCCTTAAAGATTAGGAACTTTTTACGATTTGCCCCACGTGGGACGAGAGACACTTCCACAACGTCTAGGTCTTTTAGTTTCGTAGTTATGTTAGACCACCTCCTCACGAATCCCGAAGCCCCCGACACTAAAGCCCGTTATAACGCCCTCCTTAACTTGTCTCCATAAATTGTCATCGCTAATGTGAACGCTCATTATCCATGACCCTTTCTTGACCTTATGGCCGTTGATTTCTAGATCCTGCGGAGCAGTATACGACTCAACAACCTCAGCTTTAGCTTTCTTGCTATGCCGGTAACCAATTACACGGGATTTGAGCATAAAACGATAGGCCGCATCTTCTATGCTCTGGGCTGATATAACATCGCCCTGAGAATCCACCGCGTCTGGTTCCAGAACCACTCCCGTTACTATTTGCTTTTCGTCCGCTTTAAGTATCGCGGCATAATACTCTTTGGTAACTTTGGCTTTTGCCACATCAATTTTCTGTACGGGCTTTCCTGGTTCATCAGCCCATAACAACCACTTTTGTCCCTTTTGCTTTAGCTCGCTTATAACATCAGCAAGCTCGTGAGTTTTAGTATATGGTTCTTGCGATTTAGGCCGGTTCGCAAGCCACACCCTACGCCCCTGTTCCATCGGGGCGTACTGGATTAACAACCGGCCTTTCAGGTATTTACCATCCAAAAACAACTCTCGACCATGTTCTCTAGCGAATGAGAATTTATACTCGCCTCCGTCGAGTTTGAAAAACTTTGAGTAAGTTTGGCTCGTAGACCCCGGTCCGCCGGGTTCGGAAACATAGGGCTCTTTATCTGTAATAGTGATCCACTCAACTGGCTGGAATAACTTAAACTGGCCCTGTAAGCTGTCATCGGGCGGCAGTTCAAGCAAGCGGCTTCCATATTTTGTCTTACGGATGTCTTCGGTATCTCCTTCAAAAACCGAAAAGCCCCACGCCATTTCATCATCTATCTGAAAGCGTAGGTCGCCATGAACGCTATGATTTGTTTTCAACAGCTCTTCGTGGCTTAGTTTAGTCTCCTCTTCCGTCAGCCCGCGCCAGTGCATTTGATAGACCCACTTGCCACGGCCAGACTTAGGATACATATTGTGCCACTCTTCTTCATACAGCTTCGCTGCTACTTCGGCGCGTGTGTCGCCTTCCTCGCCTAGGCGGTCAGCTTTCTTCACCCGCTCCAGGGCCCGCTTAATCTGCTTTATCTTCCGGGCTACCTCCCCCTTGTCTCCAAACCTCCGTATCGCTGCCGGATGCGGCAAAACGAAATCCGCTCGGTTTCCCAGAGCGGATTTAGCGGTCTGGCCTAATGCTACTACAATTTGCGGGCTGGCCTTGTTTAGCTCTTGCTTCAACCAGCCGCGCCATTGGTTGATTTCCCCTGCGGTCGGTTCGCGCACCCGGCCTTTTTCGTCAGTCAAGAACAGCGGAACCGCATTGGTAAGAAATACTTCATCTGGCTTGAGTCCTAGCGGTTTAAGGTAAAGTTCCTTGAACGTCTCGCCGCTAGGACCTATAAACGGCTCTCCTCTGGCCGCTTCAACTCTGCCGGGAGAAGCACCAACGAAGGCCAGTTTTGCGTTTCTTGGCCCACGGCTGGGGACTATGTCCTGCGCCGATTTTTGAAGCACCTTAGCCCGCTTAGCAATGTCAATAGCCTGTGCAGCGGTGTAAGGTTCTTTCCTAGTTTTATCCACATCTATGGGGCGCGCGCCCAGCCAGGCCAGTTCTTTTTTCTCTTCATCAGGGAGAAGTTCTAACACTTCGCAGGTTATTATATCACCTATAGCTACCATACTTGACTTACTCCTTCTTTGGTATTATAATGAAATTCAAGGAGGTAGTTCCAATGTTAGCATCGAACCACCGTCTAAAACCACTCATGCTCGATGAAGTTCCAGATGACTTAAAGCATTTGATCGACTTCAGTAGCCAATCGATTAATGACCACAAATTACAAATTAAAGTAACCTGCCCAATATGCCGTGAAAGTCGCTTTGTGCCGGTATGCGAAGTTCGTAAAGAACTCAAACGCGGCTGGCGGCTAACACACAGACCCTGTGCTAAGCGAATGAATAACATAAACAAGGCAATTGAAGCACTTGGAGACATGGCCAAATATATAACCATTCCACTTCCACAAACAGGCAAAACAAAACTGATAGTTACTTGTCCAAAATGTGGCAATACCCGCAAAGTAGACCTTTACTTTATTAAAACTAGCCCGTCGTTAACTAAATTACAATGTCACCTATGCGCTTGTTTAACCAGATACTACGAAAGCAACAAAGTAAGTGGCTATACAGGTCTGTTATCCAAAGAGGGCCGAGGGTATCCCCTTGTCAACATCAGGGGCGAGGCGGCGCGTAATATTTTAGGGCCTCGCCTACATGATATCGCTTTACAAATGGCATCACAACAAAAAAGGCCCCGTCATGTTTTAGAGCATCGCCTTGTCATGGCCGGACATTTAAATCGCCCTCTACACAAATGGGAGATCGTACATCACATCAACGGCGATAAAACTGATAATCGACTAGAGAATTTGCGGCTGTATGTTAAGGGAAAAAATCCTAAGCACTATATAGGTCACGGCGAGTACTACCAAGAATGGCAAGAGGCTCTATCACGAATCTCGGAACTTGAAAACCGACTTGCTGCTCTCCAATCGCACGAGATTCAGAGAGAAGTGGCAAATGTCCAACCAAGGTCGACATAGCTTTTACCGTTATACTCTACTACATTACGCCAATCCATCCCAACCGACGGCAATAATCCGCACCGATATAAGTTTTGACCGGTCTTGGTCTGCCGTTTATCGAGAACGATAACTTTCAGCTCGCAAATCCTTTTCACTTTGCTCCACTCATCTGTTGCACCGTCCAGTTCATATTTTCCGCTGGCCGTCTTTGCCACAAGCCCTTCCGAGCGGTCTTGACTGAACGCCCACCTAGCAGCAACTTTCAGCTCTTGCAAGCTATTGCACCATTTCACCCGTGTAATAGCGAAATTTTTCTCGCCCTTCAGGTATTTGTCATAGAACTGTTCCAGTTTTTTTCTACGTTCCTTAAACGGCTTCTCGTGTAAATCTTCGTTCCAGTACGGCAAATCAAACACTGTCAGAACTGGTATTTCATTTTGCTTTACCTCCGGCTTGTCAGCGTTAAAAGTCATTAAATCGGGACGTGCCACCCGCTTGCCGTCGCGGAGCATCCCCAAGTCGCAGTCCAGAATAAAGTCATCAGGAACCTTTTCTAATACTGCCTTCAGACCCGGAAATTTGCCGAGCTGATCTTTTCTCAGTTGTCCTTCAAACCAAAGTTCAACGCGGGAGCCTTTCTTCAAAGCCAGAGAACGAAAGCCATTCTCCTTCGGTTCTACGTCGAATGGTGTTTTGTCCTTGCCCCACTTCTCCCACAGTTCGTCAACCGTGTATAGTTCTGTATAAAGTGCTACCTGTGGCTTGGGCGGAATGAATTTCTCGAATGGTTCCAACCCTGCCTTGTTCACCGTTTCTGGCTTACGAAGCGCACCCCGGACATACACCAGATCACCATCCTGGATTTCTTCTAGCTTTTCAACCTCAAACTTGGGCCTGCCTTCCAACAAGTTATCCTGGGTCCAGAATGCAAAAGTCGTCTTTGGCCAAAAACTCTTGTGATCAGGATGGTTAAATGCCCCCTCGCCTTTCGTGCTCGGCACCTCAAAAACAAACCTTCCACCAGGTTTCAGCACGCGCCAGATTTCAGCCATAATTTTCTCTTTGTCCGACAGGTGCTCCAACGCGTGGTTAGCACGTATCTCATCTGCACTGTCATCGGGGTAAGGTATACCTTGCTCAAGATCGTGGGCTATGTCCACCTGCGGCCCTGGCTCTTTGTCGATTCCCGTATAGCCTTCGGGTTTAGAATCGCCACAGCCGAGATCAAGACGAAGTAGGTCTTGCTTAGAAACATCATCTTTTGCAGCTACTCCGCTAACCGGATACCACTGGATCGGAGTTGCGCTCCAGTCTATACCAGCCTCTGTAGCTAGCTCGTCGAAGCACATTATACAAAGCACCTTGTCCTGGTACTCAGATGGAACAGCAGCTTTCCATACGTCATCGGGCACGCTAAATCCCAGCGGATTTTCGCGCCCGCACCGTTTGCAAACTTCCCGTGTTAAAGTTTTTACTACTTCGCACTTAAATTCAGTCTTGCGCCTCAATACCAAGTCATATAAGGGAAGATTATCGCTATGCGGACCTGTAGGCCCGTCGATATAGTGAAGTAGCCCCTTCTTCTGCGGGTCAAGAACCTTCCGCACCGGGAGCCAAACGTTCTGTGCCTGCACCAGGAAGTTGTCCCCGCTCTCGTCCCGGTCAGCACGGAATAGCACATCTATGTCTTCTGGCTTCTCTTTATCGGTGGCTGCAGAACCCACCACGCAGACAAAGTTGGGCACAACAACTACTTCATCCGGAAGCTTTGCCAGCTTCGCTTCTATGGTTTGGGATTTCTTTACATCACGCAATTTTTTAGCCTCTTGTGCCAGTTCGCTGTCCTCGTCATAGTCAAAGCCGCGGCGATCGAATTCGTCAAGCACCCAAATGGAGGCATTGACTATATCCTCAACCGCTTCCCTACGCTTCTTGGCATTGGAGTACCATTGCGACAGCCGAAGCCATGCCATACGGATTTCATCATCAGATGCATCCTTCAATTTATCAGGACGCATCTCAGCCAAAGCCATCTTCTCCAAAAAAGATGGCTCCTCCGGCTCGCGCCAGCGGGCTTTGCCACCAGCAATAGGCATAGCGGTGCGGTGGAGATCACGCATCAGCCAGTCGGGTAAGTATTGTTTTGCTTTTTCAAGAAGTGTTTCGAGATACTCTTTGCTTGGCATTATCATCGCCTCGTCTGTTTGCTTTCAATTGTCTTAACCTAACCTTCTTTATCAATAGCCTTCAACTTATCAGCAAGCTCATCTAGGTGTTCTGCCATTATTTTTAGATGTTTTGCCATTATCTTGAGTTTCAATTCAAACTTCTTTGTACTCATACCAAGTTCGATTTGCAAAGACGTAGATCTTGGAGGATTTGGTACTCCTCTATTCAAATTCATCACTCCCTTTTTCAGAAGCTTTGCGAACTCGCTATTATCAATATAGCTTATTTTCTTCTCGCATTTATGATCTCCTCCGGACTAGTCCTTCACAGCAACGGCAATTATGTGTTATAATACCATTAGCAATATAAATCTCTGACCCAGTTTGGAGGTTATAAACATGACCAGAAAATGGAACCCTCCTGATCCCGACTATGTTATCAATGAATATCTTGCCGGCAAAGGAACCACAACCCTGGCTGCCGAGTTCGGGGTCAGCAAAGGAACTGTCGCGCGATTTCTTAAACGGCACGGCGTGAAAACCAGGCCCGTCTATAACCGTTGCGGGCTGCCTACCGAGGAAATAGCCTCTTTGTATCTGAAAGGGATGTCCGAAAATGTCTTGGCTAATCGCTATAGCATCAGCCGCAGTGCTATTCGCCATCAACTTCTTAGAGTTGGCATCCGACCTCGCAATCAAAGCCAAGCCGAAATACTGAAGTGGTCGCAGATGACGCCAGAACAACGGGAAGCTCAGGTTAGGACTGCCCACCAATCTACGCAAGGGCGTAAAGCCACCTTTGAAGAAAAGGTGAAACATGCCCAAACTAAGCAAGCTAAAGGCGGCTACGATTCGCCACAAGAACGCGCTTTTGCTATGATGCTGAAAGAACGTGGGATAGATACAATCCCACAACTCGCCATAGGCCCCTATAATTGCGACCTTGCTGCCTCCCCCGTCGCCGTGGAAATCTGGGGCGGATACTGGCACTGGTATGGTCGCCACATGAGGCGAGCGGAAGAACGCTTCCGCTATATCCTCAATGCGGGATGGAATATCCTCGTTGTAGTAGCTACTACTAACTGGCCGCTTACTGGCGCTGTAGCAGACTACGTTGCTGCCTACATCAAGCAAGCCCGCACTAACCCAGCCTCCCGACGTGAGTATCGGGTGATTTGGGGTGCAAACGAGTTCTCGGTTTGTGGCAGTCTTGAGGACGACCATTTCTCCTTCAAACCACCGTTTACTAACCGCCGAGACCCGGCCACAGGCCGTTACGTGCGTGTCCCCCGTGACGCATCGTGGGTGTAGGGGTGGCCCTGTAATACCGCCTTCATATGTCCCGTCTATTGGCGCCCGCTTACCGTCCATTTCCTCGCATTCGTCGCAGGCCCTCTCATCGGGAGTATAAATCCATTCCCTCTCTACTTCGTTCGGATCAAGCAAATCCTGCTCCACTGCCTGCGACCACGCCATTCTTTGACCCTCACAGCTGGCCTTCATGGTTTCAGTACGTGCAATCAACTCTGCTCTTTTCCGCAGTAACCGCTTCGCATAGTTGCCCGCCATCTCACTCACACGCTTCAGCGGCCGCGTGCCGTCTTCGGCAAGCCTGCGCCAGTAATTGTCCACCGCGCGCATCTGCCGCTCAGTGAGGCCGATATAGTTCCGTATCTTCCGGGCTTGTTCATACGGATGGCCGCCTTCCTCGAAAGCTTGCCGGATAATGTTTCTAATGGCCTTCCTGCTTTCTTCGGTAATCTGCGTTATCAACTCGCCTGTATGCTGATTAATAAATTCTACCGCCCGGGGATTGAGCAGGTCGAAGCGCAACTCTACTTTTAGCTTCTCACCCAACCTCCGGGCTGTTGCTTTTCCCACTTCGCCTACAATTTCCTGGAATATCTCTTTCACTACACCCAGCCCCGCACCGAACACAGCCCAATCGATCATGTTTTCCACGGTGGCTAGATCGCCATCCTCCA